TCTGAGTGTAATGCACTGTTGGAAGAGATTAATACGCCTCGAAGTCTCGCTGTTCATATTCTTATCAAATATGAGCAGTGGGATGATGTGGCCTCCGGGCTACATCTCGACCCTTTGTGGTATAATGATCCGGAAAGTTTCTTTCTGGATTACCAAGCCACTAAGTTGTTGACGAAGGCGGATTTTCTCCCAACATCCTTTGATAAAAGGAAGGTAGCGCTCGGGAGGTTCGAGAGCGCGGAGGCGCAGTGTTCAGAAACCAACCGCAGGTGGCGTTCATGGTTGAATGGTGGGTCAATACCCATTGACTCCGATGTTGATCGCGTAATATCTACGACGAGACGTCGAATCCATTCAATTTTAGGACGTTTTCCTGCAGAGGATCTTCTGGACAACTGTCGCTGGGGACCGGGTGCTACAACTAGCATCCGTAACCCCCGTACCTCTGTGTACGAAAAATACCTTGAACCTATGACAGGTTCAGGCCCCTGCCTCACTCTATTTGGTCCTTTATTGGACCAGATAACACTGTGGAAGACATTCCAACGGAATGGAATCTACTGTGTGAGTGACGGCAATAAGGTCGTTTTAGTTCCCAAGGACGCAAAGACCTTACGGTCTATTGCTGCCGAGCCTTCAGTTGACACGTTTATTCAACTAGGAATCGGTCGTCTCATGAGAAGAGGTTTATCCCGTTATGGGGTTCACCTCGAAACTCAAGAGATTAATCGAGACCTAGCTCGCTACGGTTCCCTTACGGGACACGTGGCGACGATTGACTTGTCAATGGCGTCAGACACCGCCTCTAAGGTGGTGATTGAAGCCTTGTTTCCAGCCGATTGGCTGTTAGCAATGAAGTGTACTCGGAGTCCCCATTGGCGAATGGGGGGCGCATCCGGCGTGTATTCGAAATTCTCATCAATGGGAAACGGATACACTTTCGAGATGGAGACTATACTCTTCTTAGCTACGGCTTTGGCCGTAGCGGAGGAGCTAAATCTCCCGACGTGGGAGGTTACTGCCTACGGAGACGATCTTACGATCGGATCTGAGGGCGTTGACCTTCTCACCCGTGCGCTAGCTTTCCTAGGCTTCACCGTGAATATGGGCAAGTCCTTTTGGACTGGTCCTTTTCGCGAGAGCTGCGGTAAAGACTATTTCCTTGGCACTAATTTGAGGCCGTATTTCGTACGGTCGCTACTTCGTGACGTAAGAGACCTAATGAAAGTCCATAACGGACTTCTCAAGGGTCTCATCCCATTTCGACGAACCTCAGGAAAAATCTTGAGGCAAGTCGGGCCCGGAGACCGTTTATTCG